GATCCTATCATGTTGATGTCTCGTATGCCTGAGGACATGAACCCAAGAACTAATGGGGTAGACAAGTCAGGTAGATTCAGAGAGTTCTTCAACCCACTACTAGCTAGAACAGTTGAAGAGTCTGGTGCTTACGGGGTAGTTAATAATAAATACTTCGGAGATACTTTCCTTCTTGAAGATTTAGACTCTATCACTGAAGGGTTCGATGGTAAAGATAAGCGTAAGGTGGAGAACATCATCCATCAGAACATTGCTTCTGCGATCCTAGATAGTTACATCCGTGGGGATCAGTCTATGTTCCGTGTTGGTGTAGACTCGACAGTGCTTGAGGACATTGTAGATTTCGAGTTCCCTACAACAGTATCTAATATTGAGAAGTATTTCAATGGCAAAGATGGATCTCCTATCACAGCTAAAGGTAATATCATTACAGAGAAGATGGTTAAATCCAACTTCCTATGGATTCCTAAACTAGATCAAACCGATGGAGACTCTACTGCGGTAGAAGTTGCTCCATACTTCAACATGTTTGTCGACAGGGTTGAGCAAGCATACTCAGGTATTGCCGGTTTAGGGTTACTTGATTCACGTATCCAAGACGCAAGAGTTGCTCTAGAGGTAATGGATAAGAACCCATCCTCTGACACATACACAGGTGTGTATAACGCGATGCGTAACCTAGACAGGACACATACACAGGTTGCACGTAAGCTTGCAGGATCTCTAATGTCAGCCTCAGACTTTGAACAAGGTCAGACAGTTGATCGTATCTACAAGTCTACTCCTACATTTACAACAGTAGAAGTAATCGAGGTTAATGAGGTTAAGAGTAAAGGTCTTAGCCCTGTAACTAATGAGCCTGTAGGCAACACTATTGCTAGTGAGTCATCTGTTAAGAAATCATTTCGTGTGATTGACGGAGTGAGAACACTAGACCAAGCACTAGAAGAAGCCAAGGCTTACACTAAAGATAAAAATAATCTAAGAATTGAAGAGAAGAAGTATATTGATATTCCAGATGCTAACTCTGAGAATGCTGTAAGCTTCGCTGCTCTTAGAGAATTAGACTACCTCACTAAGCCTCGCCCAGAAGAGACTGACCTCACTTTCGTGGATGAGATGACTAGCTTCATTAACAACGTATTCGGAAGAGAGTATATCAATCTTGAGAAGACATCACTCACTGAGTTGCTCAGAGAGATGGACTTGGTTAAAGAGTCAGACCTAGAAGTTTACAACGATGCTATGAAGCGTCTTGCTAAGCAGGAACTAGATGCAGACTTTAGAACAACATTTGATCCAGTTTCAGGTGAAGACGTTGCAGTTAATCAAGACATCCTCGACAACATGCGTAACAAGCTCGAGAGCTTAAACGCAGGTATCACTGACTCAATTAGAAATGACAGTGCAGCACCTACTAAGAGAGCGTTGCTTGCATACTACCTAATGGATGGGGATATGAAGCTTGTTTATGAGTTCTTCAACACTACTCCTAGAGAGAATGGGCAAGAGATCAGTAGAGATGAAGCTTTAGCTAAGGCTATCTCAGATCGTATAGCTTCTGAGGTTGAGCAAAAGAGTGGGTTCCAATCACGATTTAACCTTGAGCCGGGATCAAAGGAAGCTCAACTCTTCACATTGTTGCAGGGTAAAGAGATTCTGGGATGGGCAAATACTGCCGACAGTTCACTGGCATTTAAGTTTGGTGATCAGGAGAGTCCTACTACTTTGAACAACATGAACGCTTATGACATGGCTCTATTCAATAGCACCATCTCATCAATGAAGCGTGTTGATGTTCGTAAGTTCTCAGATCTTTCTAGTGACACACATGAAGGCAGATTGTTTGACAACCTAGGTAGATACGACAATGTTCCAGTTATTAAGTATTCTGCCGAGGAGTTCAACAACACTATCCAACGTGGCATCGAATCAAATACATTTGGTAATGTGCAGGGTGTTGGCGTTAAGGTGGACTTCGATAGTATCAGAGCTGTATCTGGCCCTATCTTAGATAGTGATGGCAATCTAGTTGCATTTGCTGTAGCTGAAGATGGATCTGCTAATGTTGATCGTTCAATGGATGCGGTTAAAGAATACGTATTCTCTAGATATGCAGATGAAGCATTGAATGGAACTGCTGAAGGTAAGCATAAGTTCAAGCAGGATCAACTACGTCAATACTTCTCAGAGTTGGCATCAACAGTTAAGGATGCATACAAGGCCAGTCTTCGTAGATCATCTCTCGAGAAGATTGAGTCACGTATTTACTTCGGTCACTACAATAGCCCTACTCTAATTGACGCATACAAGAATCAGTTTGAGAAAGTGTTTGGTGCTACAGAAGATATTGATGCTTTATCTCAGGTGATCACAGCAGAGCGTATGCTTGAAGGATTACTTGCCGATCCAAACATGCTTGACCTTGTGAGCATGATCAACCCTCAGGAGCTTGGGCAACCAGTAGCTCACGGCAACAACTACTACCATGACATGACTAAGCGTTATGTTGAGAGTCAGGTGGCCAAGGTTAGCCGCTTCGGATTCGGTCAGGACAGCAATGTAGGATCTTCAAGATTCAATAATATTTCTCCTGATCAATTCACAGAGGATAGACTATATGATTACGGTGGGCCGATTGAGGACACTGACCTAGACATGATCAACAGATTCATGGGTGAGGTTGATGTTGAAGATTACGTTGGTAGACAAGATGCGGTAGATGGAATCATCGATAACAAATTCTCTGACTACTCATACTCAGATCCTATCAACACTGCTGAGTTATCACTAGGATTAGATCTTATCACAGACGCTCTCACAAACGCTCTCACAATGCCTGTAGTTATTCAGGAGGGTCTTACTCTAGATAAGGAGATTAAGGACGCTGAAAAGACAGGGAGAGCTGAGAGAGGTGTATCTCTCACATCATACTTCGTTAAGACATCGGACAACAACTATTTATCTCTTCGTAAGGATAATGTAAATGACAGGACACACTACCGTAACTCGGAGTATATCCTAAACATTGAGCGTGGTAAGTATAACCAAGCGATTGTAGAAGGTGTTATCAGCAAGAACACTCCTCTTTCTGCATACTTAGAGTCTACTACTTCAGGTCAGGCAGCGTTGAAGTTATTTAAAGATAGGGACTTCGGTGCAGCATATGACTACCTAATCAGTGAAGGATATAACGCAGTAGACAATTATCTACCTACAGCAGCTTCACTTGAGACAGATGCTAAACAGTTACAACTTGTTATAAATAAACAACTTGAGCCAGGTCTATCGAATAGACAGAAGCGTGACTTAGAGTTCTTACGTGCTGAGCTTACAGCAGGATTGCAGTCTAGTGATCGTGACAAACAAGTGCAGGCAGCTAAAGCATTTCTCAATGACCAACGTATCTTGATGCGTAACGAACGTCATAAGATTCCATTTAGCTCTGAGCAGACTCAGCGTTACAGCAACTCTGTAATCATGCAGCAGTCTAAAGAAGGGTTTGGTTTTGCTGGAACTGAGGATATTAAGAAGCGTGCTGAGCTTGCTAAAGGATTTGATAAGAGCAACATTAACAACTTTGAAGCCCTGTCATTCCCTGTAGATAAAAAGCCTCTTAATTTGAAAGAGGTAAGAGTTGCATCTATTCAGTCTCCTCATATTGGCGGTGCTCCTACTATCACTAAGGAAGATGTAGGTGAGCCGGTAGAAAGATCAATGGTTGCCGGTATGGATATGGTGTTCAATGATCAGAATCGTAGAGCACAGCTAAGTATTCGTGCTGATCTTCTTAGAACCAATAAGGTTTATTATGATCTCGCTCAAGAAGAGAAGACACGCCCTGCTAATAAAGATAGCTTAGGTGGAGTTAAGTCACAGATTGATGCTAAGATTGGTAATATGGTTGCCCTCATGCAAGCAAAGGCAGTTCATCCTGATGCAAAAGGTGCAGCGATGTATGCACTTAGAGCGTTGAGATCTGGAGATCTTTCTGTGTTTGAGCATTATCATAATGAGGCTCAATCATTAGCGTTGTTCTCTCTCTTCTACACCAACAATAAGAAAGCTATTGATGCTAAGATCAAGGGTCAAACTCCTATCTCTTTGGTTAAGTCAATCAAGGGTGCAGGTGCTACACCTAATCCAGCAGATGCTCCGTTCGCTCCAATGGATGCTATCATCAACACACTCTACTCAGGAGATGTTGTAGCAAGAGACTTCCTAGATAGACTCATGACAATGATCGACTTCGGTTTGATTGATGGCACAGGTCGTAACGGATACTTTAACAAAAAGGATAAGGAGAAGAACTACTTCTCTGATGCTGCTGGTAAGATGTCTCGTAAGGAAGAATATCAGGCCACTGCACTTACATACGCACTCAACTACTCACTCAATAAGAATGCTCAGGGAGAAATCAAGAGTGCTCGTGTTCAGTTACAAGAGACGGTTGACTACTTTAAGAAGTCTAGACTTAAGATGATTGAGCTTGGCAAGGAGAAGAGATTCCTACGCAGAAAGATGAAGGATCAAGTTGAGATGCTTGATAAAGTGATTGCAAGACTTGATAAAGGTTTGAAGACTAATGATCCTGTTGTTGACGTGGCTCAGCCAGAGGAAGTGAAAGCTTCGTTTGATTCATTCAAAGAAACTCTATTTAAGGAACTCAGTAAGGATCAGAGAAACTTTATTGATAAGAGTATGGAGAAGTTCTATGACATTAAGTTTGATGTCCAAGGAGCTGCTGCATTGAATGGAGTTGATGTTGGTGTGATTGAAAACTACACACCACTTGTATCATACAAGCCAGACGGTGCTACAGATCTTGAAGGTCAGACATATGTATCTCCTTCTCATGGTCAACACATCAGAACTCGTGACATTGAAAATGAAGAAGTGTTCGCTATGAATCTTGCTGGCACTGAAACATTCAGAGGTGCTCTTGATGGAATGATGTATAACACAAACACAAGAGCAACATACTCATTGTTCTCTACAATGTTTGGAATCAAAGATCCTGAAACAAATGATGGTCTTAAAGCGTCAGTCTTTGAGGATGTCCATCTTGCTCAGACTGCCGGTGATGCAGAGCCTACCTTCACTCAAGGAGCTTCATTCTTTAGACAGTATATCAACAACATACTCCTACGTGATAGATCGAACGCTACTGAAGATAACGGTCTTCGTAGAGTGTGGGGTAGTATGTATGGACTTGCTATGAAGCAAGCTCTCACATCACTACAACAACCTATTAAGCAGACTGTTCCGGTATTAGCTTCGTTCTTCGGGCGTAACCTTTTATCCCCACGTAAGCAGGCGGCATTGATTGGCAACCTTTCAAGATTGTTCACTAATGGAGCTGCTGGTCTAGGCAATAAACTTAGCTTTGGGATTATTCCTGCTCAGTCAGAATCTTACAGAGGTAGACTAATTGATAAGATTGAGAAGTTTGCACCACATATTGCTCAGCGTGCTGCTGATGGTATTGACTTCAATGATAACACACTACGTCGTAAGATTGATACAAGCACACTAAGAGGTAAGCTTGCATTCCCTCCTGCTAAGGCATTAGATACACTCAACAAGATTGGATCTTTATTCCTTAAGGTGACACTTGAAACTCCTGATACATGGTTGGTCAGAGGTATCCTTGACGCAGAGTATAAGTCTCTTACAGGTCAATCACTTGCAGACATCTCTGATAATCAAGTTGATCTCACAGCATTCCGTAAAGCACAGAAAGCAGTTGAGTCTACACTTGCTCAATCAGATAGATCAAAGAAGGGTGCTCTACTACAGAGAAAAGATAACTGGGGTGTGGATATTGTAGCTCAATCACTATTCGCATTCTCAAACCACACAATCTCTGTTGGTAGTTCAGCAAGATCTGGATACTACATCATGAAGAATGGTGCTACAGTTAAAGAGAAACTTGAAGGATTCAAACTATTCTCTGATGTTGTTCTTCAGACAGTGGTGTTTAGGTTAATGAACGCTAGTGTCCTTGCTTACGCTGCATCTAAGTTGCTTGGAGCAGACGAGGAGGAAGAGAAGGAGATTGAAAAAGGGATCATTAAGTTTATCGAAAACGATCAGTTGCTTGTTGAGCACAAAGGGTTTAAGCCGATGAACAACGATAGATTCCACCACAAGTTCACGATCCCTGTGTTTGTTGAATCTCTTCAAACTATCCCGGGCGTTGGAGTAGCTTCATCTATTTCATCAACCGCTGACCTTATTAAAGGATTCACATCGGATCAGGCTGCTACATTCCTAGGAGTTGAAGACCCATTCGATCCAGATCGTCTCCTATTTGGTAAGAGTAAGAGTCATCTCGATAAGCTTGGGCCAGCAACAATCCCAATTCAAAACACAATGTCTTATGTAAGCAATTACGCTCTTGCAAGACAGGATTATAAGATGGGATATGAAGATGTGATGTTCCTACTGTATCAGTTTGCTGGCACACGTGAGAGTAGAGGGGTTATGCAGGAGGCTATTCGTAAGCGTAACGATGCACCTAAATACTCTGACTCCAACTTAAGGCTGGAGGAAGCAGCAGGATTAAATGTATTCTCAAAGGTTGAAGGATTCGACCTAATTACAACACCAGACGTAGATAAAGAATAATGAGCCTACCTGAAATGACAGTGGAACTAAGAGAGTCCACAACAGCACACGGTATCCCTGCTCCATCAGGCGATAGAAACAGAGAACTAGAACTCACAATTGAACTCAACTCACTAGCTAAGGTGTCACAAGCGTGGCATCCTAGAGTTGTTGAGATCCTTAATGAATACAGTTCTATTCCGCTTACGCAAGATAAGGTGGTGAATGCTATTTATCAAGTGACAGGATACAGATCATGGAAAGATCTTAGTGCATTTGTTGTTGATGATATGTGCTCTGAGTTCTTTAACATGTGCTTGAAGTATTGTGTGAAGACAGGGCAGGAGCATGTTGAGAATCTAGGATTCATTGATGGATCTGGAATTGGATACCTTAGCTTTTATCGTGACCGCCTTAAGGTTGTGTTGGAGCAAGCGTTCGATGCTAAGTATTACTTTCAACAGACACGTCCTCTTGTCTATGCACTAGAGGATAAAGGAATTGATCTATCTAATGTTGCTAATGCAATTCACCCGGGACACTGGAGTTACCCTGCCGGGCATGGAACTAAGTTCTTATGCTCAGTTGAATGCCTCAACCAAGTGTTCAACCTTACTGATGAAGCATACGAGATATTACTTATTGCGGCTATCGTAGCTTCACACGGAAGATCAGGTAACTTGATTCACTTCCCTGAAGATAACTGTGCTGCAATCTCACTACTTAACCTAAGGTAGTTTTAACATAGAGTTCTGCACAACCACTTCGGTGGTGTGCAAACTCGCTGTTATACATTAAGGTATTGATGAATGTAACAGACATAAAAACCTTCTTCTCTGAGCCATTTATTTTTTGTGTATCTCATTTTCACTTTTTGATAGTCATCATTAAGGTAATCATACAACGTCACTAAGTAATCACCTTCTTTTTCAGGGAGCAATTCTAAAAGTTTTATTTTGTCTTTGTCCATACCTTTAATTTATCTATGTATAACAAGCAGGTGCTAGCAATCCTTACTACGTGCGGATGCCAGACCTTGGACGTTATTTGTCTCCCCTCTTTTTTAACTCTCTTTCGATATACCATTTAGCTTTTTTTAGATCTTCGATTCCTCCATCATCATGTTTTTCATCTGCTCTCCAGATATACTTCATCGCATTGCCTAAACAAAACCCCATGTGTTCTGTAATGTCTATACATTCAACTCCTGATGGATGTGAGGTGTAATGCTTAGGATGGTTTACGTTGTCTATATTATTCATTTTCTAATAAAAAACCCCACTCAATTAAGAGTGAGGCTTACATTGTTATTGTTCTTTAGGTAATTTACCTAGACCTAAGATAGCACGACATCTATTCTTAGAAGCCTTACTCATCTTATTATCTCTAGTTAAACGAGCAGTTTCAAACTCGTGTCGCAGTCGTGTCAGTGCTTCAAGTGCTGCACGCTTCGCTTTCTTATGAGATCCATGTCTCTTGTCTGAGAAATACTTTACGAATGTTGTTCCTCTATGCGATACAGCAACTCTGTATCCTTGGAAGTCTGTTGTTTCGTAAGTGTATTCACTTAGTCCTTTTACGTTTGTTCTTGGCATAGTATTAAAATTGTTTCTTTGTGAATCTTTCGATAGCTAGGATAGCCTTATCGTTTGTCCCCAACATAATCTCATCACAGATACGTTGACATTCTTCGTCGATAAGTTTGATCTTTCCTGATGGGACAGCTCCCATTTTCTTTAGAATATCGTCAGCTTTTTCTAAAGATTCCTGTGTGTATGGGTTTACAATTTGCCTAGGGATAGTTGTTCTTGATCTTAAAACTGATCCTTCAAACATTTCATTCGCTTCCTTCCTAATCTCGGCAACAGGTTTATACTTAAGCACAGATTTTAATGCTTTCTTCTCTGAGTCGCTGAGGTATCTCTGCCCTCTTACTTCATTGCGTTTATGTGAGGCAATCTCTTTTACTCGTTGGATTGCGTATCGTCTTTCTGTCAGGTTCATAATTCTTTGTTTACGTGGTTAATTAAATTGCGTGATTTCTTAGCAAGCTCGTGAGCCAGCTCGTGTATTCTTTCTAGTTCTGTTGCCGTGTTAAGTGCTTCAGTATTGAGTAGCGTTTGCAGCTCCAGCACTATCTCTCCTGCTTGCTTACGGGTGACTTTGCCTGAGCTTCCCATATGAATAAGCTCATGCCTTCTGTAGTCCTTTGTAATCTTTCCTATCATTTGAGTATGTCGTAAAGTTTTCGTTGCAGTTTGTAGGGGTCATCTGGTTCGCTTCCTCCCTTTCCTGTCTTGATGTTGACTGCCAACTGTCTGACTTGATCTAGTTTTGAGTCTGCCTTAGCTAGTGCAGCCTGTATATCTACTGGAGCTTGATCGTAGTTTTGAATACATCCTAATGATGCTTGTGCAATCAACTCTTTAATTCTGTGAAAGACATACTGTTGAGCCATGTAAGCAATCATATCGAATGATCTTTTTTGACCTAGGTTGGAAGTGTTAACCTGACTATCGTAGTAGTCTATATTCACACGGCCATCTGGCATCTCATATATTTCAATGGCTGCTCTACGTTTAGCGTTACGTCTGTCTCTCTTTTGAGATTGCCCAGTCTCAGTGCTAGTGATGTCTTCGATCTTATGCTTTCTCTTCATTGCGTTTCTTTATTATCCATTTAACCACCCCAATAATAAATGGGTCGGGCAAATCAAATAGTGCTTCTGAATAAGATATAAGCATATCCCACTCATCAATATGCATTTTGCATAAAGGGTCTGGATCAAACTTTTCTTTATATCCCAAGTCTTCATACCAAGAAAATCCTACCGCTTCAGCAATAGCTAACATTCTTCCTTCATCAACTGATGAACCAACTACCATTGGTCATGGTGAGTTATCTCTTCCTATAATAGATCCATCTAAGCAAAGCTTCCCTCTATTGTAGTATTCAACTACTCTTTCTAAGTTTGGTATTGTCTCTAGACCTTTGACCAACACTGGTAAATATTTTGTTACTTTCATGATAGTGATAATACGAGTATTGCGAGAGCTAGTAGGATCTTACCAAGATGTCCGTATCTGCTTCGCTTTCTTTTCTTGTTTAGGTGACTTGAGTTTAAACGACTCATTAAGTTCATCTATTTCTTGCTGATGTTGTAGGTTGAATTCTTTGTTGGTGTCATTGTTTACCCAGTCTTTGAACTCATCATAGAACTGAGCTTGAGTTCCTAATGCCTCATGCACGACGTTGTTGTGGCAAAACGAACATAGTGTTATGCAGTTGTATAGCTTGTGTGCTATCGTTCTATTGTAGGAGAATGGAGTGATGCGGTGCAGCTCGAGTTCTTCTTCAGATCCACACATGAAGCAGTGTTGTCCATCTCTCTCAAATGTTTTAGCAGCAACTAAATTATATACTTCTTTATTCATTGGAGCATTAAAAGACCCCTACCCCGCAAAGGGTAGAGGCCAATCTACTTAACAATTAATTATATAACAACAAAGTAACCGTTATCTTACAGAAAGATTACCGTTTCCAATGTCGGCAATCTGTTGTGATTTGAGGGTATCCTGTAATCCGACAATGGCTTGCTCAGGTAGTTCACCCGGCACTTCCTCAGAAGAGAAAGCTCTCACGTTTGACGCTTCAAGGTCACCAGCTTCATCTAGTTCAGCAAGCTTCATGGCTTCTTTAGCAGCCTCTTGCATTTTCTCCTGTTGCTTTTTTAGTTCAACAGAAGGACGAAGTTCAGCGATCTTGTTGTAAGCAATAAGTGCTCTCTCACCACAAGAAATAAACTTATTATCATTCATGATCATCTCCATTTCCCATACGTCTTTGAATGCATCAAGGAACATAGGAGGAGTCTTCATATGAATTTCTAGGAACTCACCAATGAAAGGATTTTTGATCTTCTCTTGGAATAGTTCGTCATCTTCTAAGTCTAGGAACCCAACGTCATGGGTAGTGAAGAACATCACTCCCTCTCCGTTGTTGACGATCTGAGCGTCTACTAGTGTTCCTTCAAAGCTGTGGTAGTCTAATCCAAAGACCAGCAACAGCATATCAATATTATCGTTTTGACCGCATACACGGTTGTAGCATGATTTGTTCATAACATTTTTCTTGTATTCAATATCCTAGATACAGTCAAGAACTAGAGCACGTTCACGTCTCATCTTAACAATCTTATTGATGATTGTGTTGTATTCTTCTTCAGTGATAAGCTCGTTACTATAGATGTCTTCTTCTTTAAGTTCAGTAATTTCTGCCCAGTTTGCTGGAGGGAACCCAGAATGAGTGACAGCTAATAGCATTGGAGCTTTACCATACTTAGCTAATGATTCACTAAGAGAGATGTCATCCCATTCTTTTACGATGTCTTTGCTTCCGCTCTTTGTCGGGATATTGATTAAGATTTTCATTTGTTTTTGCAGGCACATTCTTTGCATGAGTAACATCTACCTTTTTGTGCCTTTTGTTTTAGTAGATGTGCGTTCTGAGTTTCTTCAAACTCTTCTAAGTCTTTAACTTGCCTACAGGTGAAGCACATTTTTTCGTGTTCACCCGGAGGATTGCAGTTGATACACCTTGTTTTTACAGAGTGAGTATCTCCACAGGTAGTTGATATGGGTTCTTGAATGTGTTCGTCTCGATTGCGTTCTTCCATAATGGTATTGCTTCTTTGTATTCTTCTCTACCTTTCTCGATGAGTTCGGTTGAGAGTTCTGCTACACCACACCCGTATGGCTTCTGGCTATTTGAGATCAAGAAATACCACTTATCCCTGAAGTCTGGTTCGTATTCAGGATCGTTGTCAGCAAGTAGTTGCTGTTCTTGATTCCATGCGTCTAGATAAATTGCTGCTTGCCAGTGGTATCCCATAGCTTGCAGGTGGTATCTAAACTCATGAGGTAGAAACTTCTGTGTTCTTTTAAGGTCAGCCAATCCGTTTCCGAATGGGCCATTCTTTGATGGTGTGATGTCTAATAGACACTTGAAAGGAATGCCTTCAAGCTCAGTAAAGATAGCAACCTGAGGCATCATGTCACGCATAAGCTCAACTGATGTCGGATCATTCTGAATATGTAACACATTCTGTGCTACTTCGTAGTGTTCAGAGTCAGAGATAGGATGATGTCCTTGTTCTTCTCTTTCCTTAGCCCAAGCTTTAGCTTCTTTAGATGCACATACCAACACACCGTCTTTACGCTTAGTGAGATGAGGGTTGTCTTCTTTCTTGTAGAAGTTTGCTTTCTCGTCTGGGTCTAGTAGGCAAGCATCTAAGAAAGATCCTAGCTTCATTGCTGTAGACACTTCAACATGAGGATCTAATTTCCATGCTTGTTGGTCTTTCTTAAACTTCCATAGTGTAGACTTACTACAATATAAATGTCCTTCTGCGTTACGTTTAATGGCGTGATACTGCGATGAGCAGAGATCTGTAACGATGCCACTGTGTTCTTTATCACTCATAGGTTGTCGTATATTAAGTAGGCTAGGGCTGCAATAGCTGGGCTGAGTATGATCAAGCTAATCAATAACCTCATAGCCAATGTATATTAAATGTTTCATGTAGGAAATTGTCTCGGGTGGTTTTATTCTTAAGGTGTTCAGGCGATGCACCTAGTTTAGTGAGAGCTTCATTGTATTTTACAACGGGCAACTTCTTCATCAGGGCTGCGTTGATCCCTGCCTTAGCTTCAGTCATAGTGATACTGTATTTATCAGCGTATGTCTTAACTGTGTGACATTCTTTGCATAGTAGTTGCATATTTTGATATGAGCAGAACAGTCTCGTGATGAATGATTCTAAGTCCTCAGGCCCACGTAGAGAGCCTGCTGGCATAATGTGGTCTACAGATAGCTCAGACATCTTAAACTCTTCACCACAGCAGTCACAGACACCACAGAATACAGTCTTAGTTTTACCATTCTTGAATCTACCTACTTCTTTTTTGAATCTACGTTCACGAATGAAAGCATTCTTCACTGGGTATCTTGACCAAGCACGTCTAATTTGTCCACGTAACCAAGCATAGTATGCTGATTGTGTCTTCCATATGCTGCCGGGTTCTTCCCAGGGTTTAGGTTTACTTCTCATTGTGTCTATGTATCATAAGCTTATGAAGTTTGGAAAGTTCAATTCTAGTATTAGTGGCCCTATCCCTGAGTATGTGTGTCCAGATACAGGCAAAGTAATAAAGAGTAACTCATTCAACAACTTGCTTTACCAGATTAGAGATCACCGAATTGAACATGGAGGCGACCTCTCGGTAGGTTGGCAAGACAAGATAGGGGATTATCTCTGTGAGCAGAACTCTTTACCACAATGCACAAAGTTCAGATCTAAACCTAGGAAGCTAGGAGTAGGGGATGTAGCCACCTTTTTTCACAGTATGGCTAAGTGGTCACGTAAAGGATTCAAAGTGGTTGATCAAGAAGTTGCTGAAGAACGTGCAAGTATTTGTGCTACATGTCCTAAGAATGTTCACATTGAGGGATGCACAGGTTGTTTCAGATTGGCTTCTAAAGTGAAGCGTCTGGTCGGCAACTCTAAGACTAAGTATGATTCTTTATTGGAGGGATGTGAAGTGTGTGCTTGTAGTTTACAAGCTAAGGTGTGGCTACCTAAAGATGCAATGGCGGGAACTAGAGATAAGTCAAAGTTCCCTGACCATTGTTGGATTCCTGATGAGGGTTAATCGTCATCTTCTCCTGTTGATTTAGATGCAAGCACAGCTCCTACTGCATTTGCAAATGATTCGTAAACGTCACGTTGTTCTTCGTGTGTTTCTGCATTCTCTAAGTCTTTGTGTAGTTCATCTTCTAGCTTAGAGATTTCGTGTAGTTTTCTTTTGTTTGTCATAGATTTAAGATGTTGCCATTGAGCAGAGGTGCTGGGCCATGCTATGTAGGTATCGACCTTCCCCCTACAGCTAATCCACATGCTCAATGACTTGAAAGATTCTCACTTATTTACCACCCGCCCCGTGAGCTAGGGATTTAGACGGCTATTCTTTTCGCCCACCGGCAGGTCGGCTACTTAATTAAGTTCAGTGATTGTAGGTTCTCATCCCCTACATCACCTAGCGTTTTGTGTTCCCCCTTCGCTCAAGGATGGGTCTTGTTGTAGTTTAAAGTGCCGACCAAACACTGAGATTGTTACACCCTGCTTGCCATCACATTACTAAACATTTCATATTGTCTTGTTCGCTCTATTGATATTCTAGGCTTAAGAACTCTTATAATGAATAGCTTGTCTCGATCCTGCTGCGTTCACGTAGAACTCACCTAACCTCTATGATTCTCCCTGAGTTTTAATGTGTTCTCTCACGTTAGTAATTCTTTGGTTCACTAGTCTATATCTACTCTGCGGAGTCGTGTCTTTCGGTCTTTCGACAGGTGTTAAATATTAGGTGCAAAGATCCGTATCGCATATGCTTAGACTTGGTATCTAAAGGCGGCCAACCTTCAACGGATTTACCCGACTTACTTTGCATTTAAAAACTTCTTATCCAGTATCTTTGGATATAGGTTTGTTGTTCTCTTGGTAGATTCTTACCTTTTATACAATAAGTTTTATGAGTAATATCTCTCCCTACTTCTGTTGCTTGTAGGGCGTTATACCAGCTTTTACTTATTTCAATAAAGGTTGTCATCGTTTTATTACTACATTTTTTTCAAAGAAGTATGATAACCCTTCTTGCTTTGCTTGTTGAATTGATTCCCATTGACCAACAAGTTCTTCCATCATCTCGTCACTAAGTGAGAACATTAGATCGTCGAACTCGTTGGCAATAAGTATATTAGTTTTTCTACTTTCTTCTTCTCTAAAGAGTTCTAGTCTTAATACTCGTGTCATGTTTTTGAAATTAAACCATCTTTGATTTGTCTAGATATGCTACGGTATTCGCCGGGATGGTCAGAGAATATCTTAAGGTTTTTGTCAAACCATACATCAAGGAATGCATCATCACCGTTCCGTGATTTACGCACAACAATCTTACCATCTTCCACTTCTCTTACAGTCTGATCAATTACAGGTTGAGGTGTATTGTTTTTAATAAGGTCATGTATAGCCTCTGTCTTTTGCTTGTTACGCCATACTGCTATAATGTTCTCAGCTAAGTCACCCCACTCACCTGCACCACGGATGTCATTTTCGTGAGGCACTGTATCGTATCCTGTCTTCTCACTCTTACGTGAGTGGGCTACACAGAATAGATGAACCGGGTATTCTTTAGTGAAACAACGAAGCAAGTCAGCAGCTTCAGCTTGTGCATCATAGTCACCACGTTTAACCTTAATTGTGGTTACGTTATCCAATACAAAACGTGTAACACCAAATCTCTTATGAGCGTAAGTGAATGCATCAATAAGTTTTTTAGGTGTAGGTTTTTTAACGCTATCGTAAATGATAATATGACGTGCAACATATTCATAGATCTCTCGTAGTTTATCTGGAGCCATGTCTCTTGGAGCACCGCTACATTGTCTTACAAGATCATTGAGGATTGTCTTAGCGATTGATTCAAAGCTACCAATCATAATCATGTTACCACGACAGATCTCAAATGCCATCTGATTCAGAACATGTTGTGATTTGCCGTGACCTTTCTGGCCAAACACAAGAGTCATCTCATGTTCTCTTACTCTGAAGTTGAGGGCAGGTAGGTAGTATGGATCACCAACTTCTGCTGGGTCAGACACGTAGTCTTCCATAGCTTCGTCAATGATGTCCGTAGCACATATGATTTCACTTGGTTGCTCTGGCTTAGCATTTTGGTGAGCATCTAGTAGGATGCTTGCTTCATCGTGCTCAAGCATCTCTGACGCGTCTTTGCGTGGAAGCTTTACGATGTTACACTTTGAATGCCCAAGACGTTTTAGCACCTTCTCAAGAGCAGCTTTACCACTGTCATCCATATCGAATGATAAGTAGAACGTGTGGAACTGAGATAGGTAGTCATAATCATTGTCAATCCACTTCATGTTTGATACACCAGAGGGAATGCTGACAGCAGGTATGCCTAGTTCTGCATAACTGAGTGCGTCCCATTGCCCTTCAGTTATTGTCAGCACTCCCTTACATTTTTCAGGTGTAGCAAACTCTTTACCCCATAAGGTGTGCAGTGGCTTGTCTGTTGATCTAAATGTTTTGTTGTGGATACCAGAGTAGTGAACTTTTACACACTTACCTTCATACCAACTTATGAAAGCTACCTCTGGCTCCTGCCCGTTACCAGCAGCGACCTTATATGCATTGAGTGTATCCATGCTCACCTTCCTTGTGTGGAAAGCGTAGTCGACAATCGTCTGGTTGAGTGGTGTTGTATGTTCATGAAGGTTAAGATCAACAACAGATTGAGCACGCATTGGTGCAATGTTTTGTCTAATCTGTGGTTGAACATTAGTCATTGAAGCTAAGTATCCTAATGCATCTTTGTAAGATACACCCTGAACAGCCATGACAAGTGAGATTATGTCACCGCTATCTCCGGAGGATAAGTCACCCCATTGACCAAACTTATCTGGTCTTAAAGAGATACCTAAGCTACGTCCACGTTCTCCACCAAGAGAGCCGATACGCATCTCTTGTCCTTCTCTTCTAGCCTCAGGTAATAAAGCTTTTACAATGTCTTCTACTTGCCCTGAGACAGCCTCTTTTACTTCAGAGGCATCGTAATAATCTCCCATAAATTTATCTAATTAAGATCGGCATGGAAGCATATCACTTCTTAGCCGTCAACTTTTTCTAAAACAACGCTTATTACAGCAGGGTTTGATCTGTATGTTCTTCTGGTTGGAGTCTTAACTCTTTGTAACACCATATACATTCCTTGATCGTTAATGCTATGTATAGTGAACACCCTCCCTAAATCATCTTTATGCATATGACTTTCAGCATGATCTACTTCATCAAAAGGATACCATTCAAGAGCTTCTTCAGGACTGTAATGATCTAGGAATAAGTTTCTAATCTCAGTCTTATTGAATTGTGTATTAGGTGGTCGTCTAAGTTTAACTTTGTCACCTTCTTTAAACCCTACTATTCTTGAGTAGTTCCTGCAAAAACGTTTAATGTTCTGTATTGCCATGCCATTCTCCTTTGATGTCCATTACCCTTGGCTTAAGCATACAGATATATTCTGATGATTGTATCACTCTATCTGGCAGCTTGCCGGTTCTGTATTCAGGTTTTCCCTGAGCGTTGATAATAAAGTATGTTCGTTCTGCTGTTGCAATATTACCTAGAGTTGCTTGATGAATCATATCTTCTGTCACTTCTTTGACAGGTTCACCACTCTCTAATCTTTCAAGGGCAACAACTTTACCTAATGCTTTCATGTCTTTTGATGAAAGGTTGTTGTCCCTACCCACTTCTAAGCACATGATAGCTTCTTCTACTGGAAGATTTTTAGTATACATCATATCTTTGTGGTGAGTGAACGACACTCCATACACTCTCCTTCCTTGGAAGGCTTCAAAGACAGACGTATACATCATCACAGTCTTGATTGATTTGTTGGTAGCTTTCGCCACCATACTAATGTCATAATCGTCAGCATATTTTTCTTTTAAAACTGATGCTACATTACCAATGATCCACGATGATTCATCAGTAACCAACTCTGCACCTCGTTGTAGTGATAGCATATCACCCAGAATGTCGTATCCTTTTTCTAAAGAAACATCTGTTGATGGCAACCACTGATTAGTTGTTGAGTCGAATTGAAAGTTATCTAGTAGATTGATTGATGCTGTAGTGAGAGACTTGTCTACGATCTTCATCTCGAGAGTCTTCTCTTCTGGTGGCATGTTGTCTAAGCATTTAAGGAAGTGACACCATCTTGCATGTTGTTCTTCTCCCCACCCTTCAGCGGAATACTCTTCTCCAATAGCTTTGGTGTTGATGTATTCAATCACTTCAGTTAATGAGAACTCACGTCCTTCAATATAGTAAGGGCTGTGTTCCCACGAAGAGTTCATCAAGTGAACCAGATTCATTCTTTGTGTATCTGTCATAAGATAAGTTCCATTTGTAGAGGGCAGAGGTAACTCTTCGTTCTTCTTGGTGACCCGTGAAGTTCAACCTCCCATCTTCCTGAAGTTGTTACATTTAGAAGTTTTAACACTTGTCTGTCAGAAAAGTATTTTTGCCCAGGTAAGTATGCAGTGTTTCTCTTTTGCATTACAACCATTCCTTCTTTAAATCCTTTCATTTTGTTGAACCTTTTTCTTAAAGCTCTTAAGTTGCACACTCTTTCAAACTTATAGATGTCTTCTTCGTGTGCTCGCTTAGAAATTCTTTCATCTTCATTTAAAATGTCATCCATGATATTTGCTACTTCTGTTACTGATGAGACTCTATCTAGTATTCTGTCTAATTCACTTGCTGTCATATCATTAAAACACCCCAGCCTAATTAAAGACTGAGGTGCTGGCTGGTTTTATATGGGAAGATTATACGAACTTATCTCCGCCCCAGTATACAGGAATCATTCCTGCTGATCCTGAAGCAAGAGCGATAGCTTCTTCTCTTGAGAAACCTTTAGCTTGTAGCTCTTGAACTAATACTGCTGTTCCTTCTGCTGCTTTAGATGCGATAGCAACAATCTTATCTAATGCAACACCACCACCTGCTACTTGTGGAGCTGCTTGTGCAGGAGCTTGGTAGGCTGGCTGAGCTTGTGCTGGCTGCTGTGGTGCAGCTTGCGGTTGTTGAGGAGCTTGATAAGCTGGTTGTGGAGCGGCTTGTTGTGGCTGCTGTGCTGGCATTTGTGCTCCTTGTGCTGCACCGTTGATAGTAGCAAGATCGCTACAGTTGATTGATGCTTTACCATTCCAGATGTTTACAGATACACCTGTAAGAGCACCGTTCTTACCCGGCACAGAAGCTACTGTAACTTGAGAGTTTTCTGCAAGAGGAGTCATCTGATGTTGAGTGAAAAACTTCATGTAAGTTTCACCTGTCCCGTCAGTAACTTTGTATGAGCATTGAAAACCCTTGGCTGTAGGCTTTGATTCGTATGCCTTCAACACTGTTACTGTGATAGAAGGGATGTTTGTCTTGTCTGCGTGTGCAGTTAGTTGTGCGATTTGCATAGTTATGTTTGTATTAGTTGATGTCTGATGCGTCCCAAGCTTTGAGTGCTACAAGTTCTTCTTCTTTGAATCCACCCATACCATTGAGTGCCATCTGTTGTTGAACTTGATTCTGCCCTGTGTGGAAACCGATAGTTCTACCTCCGCTTCCATATCCATATCCACCGTAAGACTTCTTCTTAGTCACGTAGTTCTCCCACTCAGGAGGATGCTCGAGTTCTTTACTCATCTCACCCTCAATGATCATATCAGAGTAGTCCTTATACTCGTCAGGGATGTCAATGTCGATGATGATTTTAGTATCAATCTCGATAAACTGCTGCATTGCTGGAGCAATCTTAATACCTTCTTCGTCAAAGCGTGCGTTCTTGCGGAAGTTGTAGCGAAGGTGGTAGTCTTTACCGGCTGTGTTACATTTACCGATAGTCATATGCCAACCATTCTTTTGCAACTCATCGTCAGCGTCGTCACTAGACTGGAACGCAGTTGTCTTATTGTGTGAATGGATAGTGCAGTGAACCTTGTCTAGCTTATCGTATAGATGACCATACTCTTCGGTGTTCTTCTCATCATGCATGTTGAACTTAACATGTAAGCTACCTTGAGCTTCTTGATACCAAGGAATCACCAACCACTCGTTATTGTCGTCTAGGGTGAGGGATACAATCCCTTCACAGTCGTGCTTTGAGGAACACCAAGCCATGAAGGAATTGATCTGTTGTAGTGTAGTAATGGGAAGCTTAGGAAGGTGGATAAGGATAGTCTTAGGGACATACACTGTCTCCACCTCGAACTTAACCTCTGCACATAAATCAGAGATTTCTTCTTCTACCTTTCTGGAAATGTTTTTAGCCATGTTTTTCTAGGAATTTTTCAAGGTCGTTTTCTGGTGTCCACATCATGACTTGTGCAATCTGACCGCAAGCATTCTTGATCTTGCCACGTTTTTCTTGCATGTCAGTCTTTGTGTTTCTGATTTTGGTGATGATACTTGTGTATGTTCCTGATACAAAGTCTCCGTAATATGCTAGGCAGATACGTCCAGTCTTGTGATCAATCACTGTGCAATACTTCTCAGGAATATCTACTTCGCTACCGTCTGCACTAGAGAATGTTCTTTCTGTGTGCTTCTTGAGTAGATCTGCTGTAGGGTTTGACCACTCTTCTTGACTACCTCTTACATCACAATCAGTAAGGGTGAGGTATCCTTTATCAAAAGCTTTGATGATAAGTGCTTCGATACTAGAATCTTTTGCTTTGCAGTGACGTGCAATATCTAGCATGTGATCAATCTCAAATACACGTCTTGATGAAAGATCTACTTCTGTATCTTCTGGCTGTGACTCAGCCTCAGTGGTTGTAGAACTATCGAATAGATCTACTGCTTGTGCTTCTTCTGCTACTTGTTCGTCAGACATTATACTGTTGCTGGTTTAGGGTTGAGGATGTTCTTTACGGTGAGGAACTTAGGATTAGGTGATGACATTGCTTCAGCTACCCACAACTTGTTGTTGTCAGGGAAACGCTTCATGCTTTCCATAATGATAAGAGCCATAGCACCCGATACATAGTTTGCTGGAGCTGTTTGCTCTGCTAATGGATTGTCTCTGTCTTCACATGAAACAACAACGTCAGGTAAATCACCTAGGTCGTGACGTTTGTATGGATCTACTTGAGTAAACTTATACTCAGGAATGTAAAGGAATGCCATTGGGTCCCATGTCTCATTGCCACATACAATCATTGGACACTTGTGTGAGTCAGCTAACTCCATACCTGCGATGCGTGCATCATTATTGTCAACACATAGGATGATTAGGTCAACATCAGCATACTCTTCGTCACCTGTGATCATGCGTTGCTCAGGAAATACTTTACCCAAGTGACCCCATCTGTCTGCCATGACGGATACTTTAGCAGCCCCCTCTACTGTCATAGGCTGACGAGCCATGTTCTTAGGTTCGTAAATATCTCCATCAATAACTGTGAGTTTATCGGATACTAGAGCAAGGGTTGGGACAAGGTAAGCACCGGTTCCACCAGCACCTACTAGGACAATATGATTGTATTGTTTAGACATAGTAATTGTTTAGTATTAGTTAAATGTTTTGGAATAGTTGTCCAAGATAGCACCGATTCGTTCGCCACGCTGTGCTTTGTCTTGAGCTTCTTTAAACTGCTTAGGCAGTTGACTACAGATCTTACGAACTGTCGTGATGTTAAGACCTTTGAGTGGGCCTTGCAGTAATGCTACTGCTCTTGCGATTACTTCTTCTTCAGGCATGACTATGTGTAGTGAGGTGTTGCGTATAGTCTATCGTTCTTCTCGTAGAACTTAACTAGTTCAAATTGACTCTGCATCAGGTCAAAGTTTGGTATGTTTGCTTCTGTTGAAGAGATGAGAAACTTAGCTGAGAGGATGGCGTTACGGTTAAAGTTCATCTCACCTGCACAGATGTTACCGTCTGCATAGATGTTTGGAAGTCTTGGCGTAAGACCGTCAGAGTTTTTAATTTTGAACCCTACGCCATCACCTAATGTTTGAACACAAGTGAGGACAACATCTTCTAAATAAAACTCGATAAACTTTTCGTTAAGCTTGTCTTTATTTTCTTGGCTATTATTACCGTAGTAACCAGACACACTTGAACCATGCAAGTCGTTGAACAAACCTGTTGTTTGTTCTGATACTAGCTTAAGCTCTCCATTATCTGTGACCTTGTCTTCTAGTGCGATACCACCCCACTTGATGTCACCTTTGATTGTTGTGATGATACGACCACGCTTACAAACTTGTTGATACTTAAGCTTTCTACCGTCGTAGACTTCTGTAACAAATTCTCTGTGGCATAACTGCTCTGGATCTGGGTTAAGATCTGACAACGGAATCTCAACCTCTTCGATCTTAACACGTTGCATGGTAGCCATCTTACCGTCATCGTTCTTCTTGATGTAAAATAATTCAGACATGATATTGTAATTTTTAATTCGTCACGTAAAAAAAGAGGAGAGGCATAAGCCCCTCCCCTTCTGAATGAATACAAGTTAGTTATTACCTAAGCTTATGACTTAGATGATGCTGCAACACGGAATGAAATCTCATCACCGCTGCGAAGAACAGTGTCGCTGCTCACTGCACGACCGTCAAGAAGAACTTCTGCACGATCAGATACGTTGAAGTCAGAGCGGAACTCTGCGTCTACTAGCTGACCTACTGTGATACCTGCCTGTGTGCGGAATGATTCTGTGTTACCGTTTGCTTCTACGTTGATTACGATGTTAGCCATAATATTATTTAGTTTGTTTTAGTTTGTTTGTTGTATCCTCTTAGGGTGTTGGAAGCTTCATGCACGAGGATGGATGCAGTCAGCTAAAGTTTTATACGTCGAACTCGTATCGTTCTGGGAACATTTCTTGATGAGTCATATCATCGTATTCTTCATCAGTCATTGATGATTCGACTTCATGTATCGGTTCGTCTGATTCTTCAGGGAATGATAAAGCAATGTCCATCTCGTCTGACATCTTCAACTCAAATGAGAACGTGCTGCCAGTCTCTTCATCACATACCACTTCAACCATGACCTTCTGATTCTTTTCATCTTTGATCACCTCTGACATTCTGTAGAACTCATACTGCTCATCTGTTGAATGTAGTGGTGGCCTACACCAGTCATCTGTTTCCAGAAAACCTGCGGTCATAACGATGTATTCTATGCCGTTTACTGTGTCCATCATTTTGTTATTACTGAAATTAGTTTCTCCATCTTACGATACTCTCCACACTTGAATGTGCTCAATCGCTTTGTATTGTCCACCATTACTGTCACTCTGTAAGAATGGCCTACTTTTTTTATCGAAGTTACTTTTTGGAAAGCTCTACGATTACTTCCGTTAAAGATTAGTGGTCGAACATTGTCTCCAACTTTAATCTCTTTCACATACAACTCTTTGTAACGTATATACTTACGCTTGTTGTTGCTGTCTACATATTTAGATGTGTCTTTACTCATCTGAACTATTGAATACCTCCGGGTAAATTGCTTTAATAATGTGAGCTATCTCAGGGTTTGACTCTGCTACAGACTTAATGAACTCTGACTTACGGTTTGACATGGTGCGATTAGTTTTTACGTTGGCGACCAGAAAAAAGAGGAACACAGCCTGAGCCGTGCTCCCCTCTTCCCTCGTTTACAACATCATATTTCTATGAAACTTTTTTTAATTGGAATAGGAATATAGACATTGCTGAGTATCCTGTAATAGATGTAATGTGTGCAAACTCACGATTCTCGCTTGTCTTTCCTATAGATTCTATCTTGTATACTAGTTCTGAAGCACTCATCATCTCTGATGTCTCTCCAATAGAGTTGTATACAAGATCTCTTTCTTCGTCTGTAAGAGGGCGAGAGATGATCACCTCATCCCCCGCTTTAAATCTTTTGATTGCGTTCAATCTTTTATTGATGTGTAGCATATAATGTTGTTTCTGTGTTTGCGATGAGTGAACGCTCAAGGACAACATCTTCTTTCTCGATGAAGAACTCCTCAGTTACCCAAGTTTCTTCTCCATCCGAGTCAAGCTGCATACTACCATGATATTTCTTATCATAGTTGTCATGGAACTTACGGTAGTTTTTGTCTTCGTTACGTCCGTCGTGGCGGTAAGAGTCGAGATCTTCACCACCCCAGTTTGTAAAGTGTGCTGTGTCATCTTCGTCATCCCATGCACCAGAGAGAATCTTCTCTTCTACTTCTGCATGTGTGAGGTATACAGCTTTCTTGTCTTCACCTTCGTATCCAGCGATATGCTTTGATGGTGCATCCATCTTAGGTAGGATTGCGAATACAAGGATTTGTGTGCCGTGGTTCTCAACCCATGATGAGCTAAGTCTTACGTCGTCGATGTCATTGATGAACTTCTTAACGTAGTTGCGTGCTCTTCCAGTAGAGTTGAACAAACCATTCTTCTTCCACTTACGTGAGTCAACAGAGATCTTACGATTACGGTCTTTGAGATAGATGTGGAACTCACCACGGTTGCTTAGGTTGCGGTAGTGGCGAAGCTCGTTACGAATACGGCGGATCTCAGAGATGCGACCTTCGTATGCTTCAAGGCGTTGTTCGTGACGCTGATCATCTTTGAGGCATGACTTCTCTGTGCCATACATAGCATGAGCTGTCTTTCGGAATGATGCTGGCTCACGGAAGCTAAGGTCAGTGAGGAATGCTTTACGCATTGGAATGTCCAACGTAAGCATGTAATCTGAGTAATCAACACCCTGCTTAGGAAGGTGTGAGTTATCACTATCGTGATTCGATACAGTGGTGTATTCCTCAGGGTTGTTCTGATTGTTTACCCATGTGTTAAGTGACTGTTCGATCTGTGTGATTTCTGCAAATGTATTCATAATATAATGTTGTAATTAGTTAGTTGTAAGTTAGTTATGCGTTGGCTCCCAGTCGCATCCCTGTTCAGACGTGGTATGAGGACTCACCTCTCACCCACTATGTCGTTTAGTATTTAACGTGAGTCATCTTTAGAAAGTGGTTTGCTTACCGATCCGTGTAAGGTATAACCTACAGACCGGCAAGCGGTGCTGTTTATTTTGGAAAGCTCTGAGCTTGAGCTTTGTAATTCTAGAAGTCGAATACGTTGATGTCTTCGGCAGTCTCTTGCTCTGAAGCTGCATTCGCTTCCTCTAAAAGTGATTCGTTCTGTAACTTAATTGTTCCGTTACGATACTTGATGAGTGTCCAGTCCTCGAATGAGTAGATAGTGACAGGGTATTTCTTTTCCTTCTGCCATTGATCCATTGCTGGTCTGTTGATTTCCCCACCTGCGTGTCTGAATGTCTTAGACACAACAGCGTTGAGTTTGTTCTTGTGCTCAAGTTCCTCACGTTCCTCGTGCGGTAGTTCTTCGAGAGCATCTGCGTTGGTCTTCTTGTATGTTCTAAAGAAGATACCTTCGTCTTTCCAAGAAGCTTTAGTTTTGTCGAGATGCTTTTGGAATTGGTTACGTGTTACTGCTGTTGTTGATGTTGTAGCGTTCATAATTAATTGATAGTTAGTTAGTTTTTATTTGAGAGAAGGAGCGAGAGAAACAACTTCTGTCTCTCTCATTTCCTTTAATTACACAAAGAGCACCTAGAGTGGAGCGGAGCGGAACTCTGCAAACCAAAGCGGGCAAAAGCTCACAATCTACCAAAGCACTCCAGCGAAGAAGCTCTATCTATAATAGTGTTTAAGAAGATGTTCCACTGTGTATTTATGTTTAACTTTGTGACTATGAAACTGATCGAAGTCTATCCATACATGCTCCTCATCTATTACAGTGACGATCACTTCGTGGTTGTTTGCTTTACGTCTCCATCTTCCAGATAGATCTGGATTTTCTTTACGTTCAGGCATATCTTCGACAGCTTTCTCAAGCCATTCCCACCATTCCTTTGAGTTGACAGGGTGAGGATTGTTTACGATTAACATGTCTCCTCCTCATCTACTCCAAGCGATTTAAGCATTGCTGCTACACAGTTACCCATCTGAGCACGAGCGATACAGCTCATGTCCACATCGTCTGCTGCTGCTTGAAACTCAACAACCTTCTGTATTAGGTCGTCACGTTCTTCTTCCCAGTCACACACTGTAAGCTGTAACTGAGTCATCCACACCTTTAGTTGAGTGAATGTAGGATTGTTCGTCTTTGTATCTACTGTTGTCATAATGTTTACTTTGTGAAGATGATGAAAAGGAAAAGTGCTACGATGGAGATTCCTCCACCCATAACTATAAGGAAGCAGGCTAGTTCATACACTGCACGTTTGAACTTATCCCATACTGTTGGTCTTGTATCTGGAATGTAACAAGCTTTGTCGTCACGATAGTAGGAGCGAAAATACACTCCATCATACTCAACATCTCGATACTCCTGATCGTTGAGGTCACGTGTTCTTGCTTGCTTTAGTTGTCTTGCTGTCATATTTGTATTCATAATTCGTTGATAATCAATTAGTTGTTAATAAAGATTGCGATAGCAATCAGGGTGGTCTACTGTAGTAGAATGAAATATAAAAAGCTGAGTGACGGTCAGTGGGCAGAGATCAAAGTGAAGCACTGCTCTGGCATTACCGCCAAAGAACTTGGAGAGATGTTCGGTATTCCATATCGCACCATTCAAGATAAGTGTAATAAAGAAGAGTGGCCTACTCCATCCAACCTACGTAAGCAGGCTGAACGAGCACTCGAACAAGCTGACGCTATTGAAGGACAACAAACTAAGGATGCGATCCTAAAGAAGTGGCAGAACCGTAAGGAACAACACCGCGAAAAGATGTTCACCGAACTGTCTAAGAAACTAGATGACCCTGAAACATGGGCAAACCTTAGACTTAAGAACGCTCACGACATCGAACGAATTGATGCCGTCTTGCGTAGAACTGTAGGACTTGAAGAGAATGTCACTAAGGAAGAGAAGATGCCTATAAGTATGAACCTCTTCCAGCAAATCACTGTCGCCACACCTGAACAAATCGAACAGGCACAGCAACCCAGTGATGTTGTAGATATTTAGCGTGATGCCAAATACTTCTTCTTAGTAGCCGTAACAAAGCTACCTCTTTTATTACGCCCAGTCATAGCACCGTCAACCGGAATAGAGAAGTTGTCGAACCCACCATGACTCCAGTCGATATGTAATACATTACCATCCACCTTCCATTCACCTTTGTGAACTCCATCTTTATACTTAGCCTCACCTCTACTATTCAGAGATAAGTAACCAGTCCATGTGCCAGACTTCACTGTCCATTCACCAACCACAAGATCCTTCACCTCAATCTTACTGAGGATGATCTTCTGCTTAGCTTTCACAATCTCAGCCATCACCGCACGCTCTTTCTCCAAGTCGCCGGATTCCACATGCTTCAGTCTAATCCTAGATAAAGCCTTCACATATTGTTTAGCCAAATCAGACTGAGCCTTCTCATAAGCCTCCTTAGTCCACTCAAGCTTCTTGTCTTCACCATTCGTCACGCTCATTCCAATAAGGAAGAACACCATCATTGCTACGATACTCTTAATCATAATATTCTGTATTTAGTCTAAATTCCCCTTGTTGTAAATTCAGAACCATAAGGCGGGGAACCCTTATAGGTCTGTCCTATTACGAATTAACCTGATACGAGTGAATAAACATAACACCCACACGACCAATCACTACACACCATAGCAATGCTACAGTAGCTCCATATCTATCGTTGTCACACCCAAGACATGCACCTGCCATGAAAACGAACGGAATAAGCGTGAACAACATCACCGCAATAAATAACTTTGTAATATTCATAAGACCCACTAGATAACCTAATACCTAGTGACGCTCTGAGCTTAACTCCTATTTATACTCGCTCAGACGAGTGACGTAGTAACCTTAAGCATCGTCAGGCCCACCTACCCAATACCTCCCTGTAGATATAGATACATAATGATAGGTGCTACCTGTCGAGAAGTATAAGGTGTCGTTACTATCTGTGTAATTCTTATATACCCATTGCCATCCAAGCTTACGTAGAGCTTGATACTCTGAACAACCTTCATCAAGCAGTTCAATAAATCTCTGGTGAGTATAGTGTGATAAGTAACCGTCATGCCCTTCGGATTCAAAGACACGTTGTAGTGCTTCAGATGCTACTGAAACAAACTGCTTACCCTTTGGTGTGAAGCTAAGTTCTACAAGAGCGTTATTACAAGTAGACGATTGTGGTGATGTTGTGTTGATTGCATTCATATCGAGAGCCAGCCAATAAGCTATAAGCAAAGTGGGCGATAGCCCACAGCATGGCGAGGAACGAGCCACAGCACAGAGCACTGGGGCGTAGCTATGGAGCTATTAGCTGAGAGCTGTAAGCGGTGGTAAACAGCAGTAGAGCTAGTGATACGCCACGGGTAGTGCGTCGTGGGGACATCGAGAGAGTCGTGGTGTATTAGATAAATATACATACAAAGAATTTCATATGTGAGATAGCTAGGGGCCGGGGGTATGATTAGCTATTGCAACATATAGCTGTATTGTAACGCTAGTGGGGCAAATTTTTTCTAGAAAAGAAAAGTGGAGTATGTTTACCTGTAATTAGCTAAAGGCTCTCAGGAGGCAAATATGAGCGAAATAGAAGACATAGAGAATTGTGACTATGGACATTCATTGATTCATTTTATAATTGATAATAATTTGGTGGTGACTGTTGATGAGTTACCGGGAGCTTTAGCGTGGAGTGGGAGTGCTCCTGAATTGCTTGATGCGTTTATTAGGGATTTGATGCAGGAGGAAGATTGATGATTTGTTATGGATTGAATATGCCGGATGAGATGAGTGCCTTTGAGATTGAGGTGTTTTGTTTCTTTTATGATGAGAGGGTGAGCACGGTGCTTGATCCTGAGGTGAGGTATATGGAGTTGGAGGATAAGCGTAAGCTTGCTGGGAGATTGGATAGGCTGGAGCACTTCTGGAATATTGTAGATATTGTATGGAATAGTGGTGAGGATGGAGTGGTGGTGGAGAGGAATGATTGGTTGGATCGTAAGATAGCAGCTATGATTAAATATGATTGGGTGAGTTTGGCTGGGTGTGCGTCTAGTGGTAAGTCATATGGGGCGGCCTTGTTTGCGTTGGTGTGCTTTATGTGTAGTCCTAGGGATACGTTGTTCTTGATTACATCAACCTCTATTGAAGGGGCTAGGTTACGTGTGTGGAAGACGGTGAACTCGTTATGGAGTAAGATTCCTATTAAGGATCAACTTGGCGAGATGGTGCATAGTAAGTGTCAGATTCGTGGGTTTACTGATGAGGGAGAGAAAAGTGATGATGTGGGATTAAGGATTGTTGCTGCTGGTAGTGGTAGTGAGCAGGACGCGTATGACCGGCTTATTGGTATGAAGGCTGGGAGATTGTATCTTATCGCTGACGAGCTTCCCCAGCTTCCGAGGATGATTAATGATGCGGCGAGGGGTAACTTGGTGAACGGGTCAAAGCTACAGCCATTTAAGATGTATGCGATGGGTAACCCTTCATTGATGACAGATGCCTTTGGGGATGTGTCTAAACCTAAGGACGGATGGGATAGTGTTACTGAGGCAGACGAGGAGTGGGAGACTGAGCGTGGGGTGTGTATAAGATTTGATGCTGAGAAGTCTCCTAATATGTTAGCGGGGGAAGTATTGTATCCTTGGTTGCCTAAGCGTGACATGATCATGCAGGCTAAAAAGGATTTCGGTGAAAGAAGCTTGATGTATTACCGACAGTATAAAGCGTTCTGGTTTAGGGAAGCTGCCACTGAGACAATTTATAGTGAGAGTGATATTGTCACCAACTTTGGTAATGAGCCATACAATGCACCAAGAGATGGGAATATTGTGAAAAGCACAGCTATTGCTGGGGGTGACCCATCTTATACGCAGGGAGGGGACTTATTCCCAGTTGTTGTAGGGAGAGTGATGGAGACGGATACAGGTAAAACTATCCTTGAGGTGACGAAAGGTTATAAACTTGAGGATGCTGTAGACGATAAGATGCCCCGTGCTCATAGCATGGTGGCCCAGATTCAAAAGATCTGTAACAATCACAACGTATCTCCTGCACATTTCGGATTTGACGGAACTGGAGCGGGGGTAACATTTGCTGATGTTGTTGCCCGTGAGTGGAGCACACTACCAGTGGATGTCCAGTTTGGAGGAAGCCCTAGTAACCTGAACGCAGGGGTGACAGATCAACGCCCAGCTAAAGAAGTCTATCGGAATAGAGTGACAGAGCTATGGGTGAGAGGTAAAGGTATGCTACAGGAAGGTATGATCCGTGGCATGAGCCAAGATATTTTAGACCAAGTGATTAAGCGTAGGTGGAACACAACTAGTCGTAAGGCGGGAGGCACTAAGCTTATGGTGGAGTCTAAGGT